ATACCCCTGAGCAACAGTGTGGTTTGTTGCTACGCTAATTGAATAATCGCTTACTGCTGTGATTGTCTTAGTGCCATTATAAGAAGAACCTGAATTGGCAATCGTGACGCTTTGACCTACATAAAAAGTGTCTAGAACAGAATCATTAAAGTATAAAGTGCCTGTGCCTACAACATTGCTATGAGCAACGGAAAACCATTTAGGCGCCCATAACATAGGCAGCAAGACTGCATCAGAGGCATCACAAACTTCTTGCAAAACGGCATCTGTGTAAAGTGTGCCAACACCTAGAGTGGTGCGTAACTCACTAACTGTTGTAAGAGCCATTTTGTTTCCTTTCTAAAGACTCTGGGGAGTAGAGGGCTACTACTCCCCAGAGCGACTTAGTGTTTGCTAATTAAGCAACTTGTACTGCGCGGAATGCTGCTGGGTAGCGATTAACTACTGCAACATAACCATAGATACCGATTTCAAGCTGTCCATTTGCGACAACATTTGCGCGGATCTGTAGCGTTCCTGATTCGTGGAATCGCATTGCCATTGAAGGATAAACAAGTCCGACCTTGATGTTTGATGTTCCACCTGTGTAGTTAGGATCAACCACTAGGTTAAGACCAGCAACTGTGCCGTTTGTTGAACCCTGTGTAATCAAGCCGTTTGCATTCTGAGATGCAGCAGCTGCGTATAGAGGGCGACCTGTTGTATCAACTGCTCCTAATAAACCAGCAAAATCAACATCATCGTTACCGCCTGATGTAGCAACCAATAGGTTGTTAGGTGTCTGACGCATTACTCCGTATGAGTCTGCGATTGACTTAGCGATTGCCTTGTAGATTGTTGTTGAAGATGAATCTGATGATCCGTCTGCTGCAATCTTAGCTGCATACTGATCTGTCTTTTGTGCGTATGATGCAGCCAACTCACGAAGATAAAGATCTAGGAAACTTGGGTCTGAACGATCCACAAGCTCTAAATCTAGTTTTCCAGCTCCGGCAAACTTGACCACTGTATCTTCTTGGAAGGTTACTGTTGTATCAGATGATGCAAACTCTGCGCCTTCTGCTGTTAGATCTACTGAAGCCTGTGTTCCCAATTTTGGAGTAAAGATCTTCATTCCGCTTGCTGGAAGTGCAGCGCGCTCGATTGAATCAATGAATGGACGAGATGAATCGATGATGCCGATTACATCCTTTAGGTAAGTTGGTGGAACCATACCTGTGTTCTCTGCAACTGTTGCAACCTGTAGAGCTGCTACTAGTTCGCGAGCATCTGCGTCACCGCGTGATGCGTTTAGTTGTGCCTTAGCGTATTCACCAGCTGTGATGTTTAAGTTAAGGCGTGGGTTTGTGTAATACATTGCTGTAACTGTAGGGCGAGCAGCTTCTACAGCCGCTGCTTCTACTGGTGCTGCTTCGACTGTAGTGTCTTCCACGACTGTCTCGCTTTCTGTTTGTGGGTTTTCTTCAACAGGGATAACTTCCTCTGCTGCGATCTCTAGTATTTCTGAACTTGCAAAAGCAGGAACAGTCACTAGAGAAACTTCTTTTAGTCGAGCTGATGAAACAACTGTGTGTCCATCCTTTGATGGCTTTGATGCAAGAATCTCTGCACCAATGCTCAAACCTGTTACTAGACCTTCTTGCGCCATAATCAAAGCGTCATTGCCACCAGATGAGCGACTTAGCTTAAAAGTTGCATAGATACCATCTGCGCGAGTCTCAGCAGCTGTCATGCGACCGATTGGCTTCTTTAGATCGTGCTGTGATAGCAACTTGATCTTTGATGGATCTGCAATCTCGATTGAGTTTGCTGCAAAAGTGTAAGCACCAAGATTAGTGTGCCCGATTTCTCCAGTACCTAGAGGTACTATCTTTCCGGAGATTTCTCTGCGTTCTTCTGAGCATTCGATTGATGATGCTTCAATGTATAGAGTTTCCATTAGCTTTCACTTCCATTAGGTGAGAGATCTTCCATTTGCATTGCTTGTTCAGTCGTAATTAAACCAAGTGCTAACATCTTTTCTAGCACTAGCAATCTTTCCATTGGTTCAGTGCGTAAGAATGAATCATCCAATGCAAACTTGACATAGTGACCACTAGTGCTGACATCGTCCATGCTAAGTCTTGACTCAATCGCTGAGACATAAGGTTGAAGTGTCAAAGCAACCATCTGCTTTCGTTCATCAATTACATTGCTGTAAGTCATGCTTGTATTCATTGAAGCAGAAACATAATACGGATCTACCGAACATAATCTGGCGCATTCAGTAGCAAGGTTCTGGATCGCATCCGTGTATCCCATGTCCTTAGGACTGAAACCAGTAGTTTGATAATCAAGAGTCGAAGTAAGATAAGCAGTGCCATTATTTTGACGAGCGCGCTTCCAAGCAGCTAGTAATCCAGATACTTCAGCAGGTGGAAGATCTGCGCCAGAGTTTTTTAAGAAACCAGTCGCGGATGGAGTTTCAAGTGCGACACTTGCTGCTTTTTGTGCATCGAGTGCAGCTTTGATAGTTGAACCACCAACAGCAAGGATGCCTTCATCTTTCTGGAATGTAATGAGAGATCCAAGACCCGACATAGGCACAGGAACCCCATCGAGATAATACTGAGTAACAAAATTATTGACTGAGTCTGTATTGAATGTAACGCGATTATTAGCAACCCAGTTTGCGTTAGCCATTCTGTTATCTTCAAGATAAGTCTCGGTAATTTGCCAATAACTGACGCCATACATAAGCAAACTGTCAAGTGTAAAATAGATTGTCTCGAAGCGAGGCTGAGCTTTAGAAGGTTGCTCCACCCAACGAGGTGCGCCAATCATTTCACCTGTGGATTTCTTGTAATACTCCAGAGGGATGCTTGCAATAGTGCCACAAATTAGATCGCGACATCTTTTGATTGATGGCACTTGCAGAGCTTGTGCGCGAGTGACCATGACTGGGAAATAATTGCCATAAGTCAAGTAAGACTCTGACATGACCTGCGGAGCGTTTTGCGCTTCAATAATTTGAGCTTTACGCGAGAAGATACCCATAGACAGAAAGTGTAGCATTTGTCAAGCAATTAGACAATGTGCTAGGGCGTGTCTAACTATAGATTTGAGGTTTAGCAACAGGGATCATTAACTTGCTCACGACCATTGCCAAGCCAATAGGTGCTGAGATGTCTCCAGCAGACTTACGTTTTATTATGCGCCACGCGCTGTCATTGACCTTAGCTGCACAGTTATTCATCTGCTGTATAAGTTCTGCTTGCCCATTATGGACAACGCGAGCATTGACTAGACCTTCTAATAAATCTCCACACGCTTTATAGAATTGCTGACCTGAGACATCTTCGACCATAACTCCAGCATTAGCCAAGCGATCTGCAATGGTTTGAGTAGCGTACTTGTCAAAGCAGACTAGGCGTGGCTTATAGATGTCGCACCAACCCTTAATGGATGCTGCCATTTTTAACTCATCAATAGCAACCTGCGAGCTGTAAGTCTCTAAAATCCCGATGCCAATCCGTCCATCTGGCAGTAATTGTCCTGCGACTAATGATCCGTTGCGCCTAGACGGACTGACATCGAAACCAAACACAGTATAAGCCCCAGCAGCCATTTCAAGCGTACTATCCGATGTATCTTCTAGAACGCCGTTAGGCCAAGGACTACTTAGTGAGTCGATCCACTGACAAAGAGTCTCAGTGCGCGTGTTTTCAATCGGCGAAGTAGCAATCGCCTCTTCAATTGCCTCTTCTGTGATGGTGTATCCCAGAGACGGGTTAGCCAAAGCCCATGCATCGCGATCAGTTATCTTGCAGTATTGAGGGGCTGAGTATTCATAGAATCCAAAAGACTTTGGCGGATAGTCAATAGCTCGTTCTCGTAGGTCGTTAAGGACAGTGCTGAAAGCGTCTCCTGCATTAGAGGTAAGAAGCGTCTGAGAGTTTGGATGAGCTCTAGTCGTAGGAGTAGCAGCTCTAAATCCATCTTCTGTGATTTCTCGAACTTCATCGATGTAGAGCAATCCATTGACACTTCTTCCGCGAGATCCGTCTCTAGTTGCTGCAACAACATCGAGCCTTGCTCCAGATAACATCTCAATAGACTCTGTGCCGTTGGCGTGTCTAATTTGTTTGACGAATCCTTTAAGGTGGTCATTTGTCTCCAATAGGCTAGTTACTTGTCTAAATGTGTCAAGAGCCATGCTTCTGTTAGAGCTCATGATAAGCACATTGGTATTCCACTTAATTAAGTGAGCAAGGATCAGCATACGCGCTAAGTGAGTCTTGCCGTTCTGCCGTGCTACAAGAATCAAGTTTGTCTTGCGAATCCACATGCCTTTCTTGTCGATAGTGAGCATGTCTTTAAGAACAAACTCCTGCCAAGGCATCAAAGGCATTTTGACGATTGCGCATAGATCTTTTACATCTTGCAGCTTGTTATCGCCTTTGAGAAGTGGGCTGTGGAGCCTTGGTTTGGTTGCCCCTCGTAAGGCTTTGGGCTTTCTGGGCTTAGTTGTCATTGACTCGGATCAGGACGGGTCTTAAAAGGACTATCCAGCATCGTCTCGGACTGCATCGGGGAGACATAGTTGAT